GTGTTGGCAATAGCAGATTTACACAGGCCATGAACGAAACCTGTATCGATGCACGCCACGTGGTACATCTAAGCCTTAACGAAGGTTTGGATTATTTTTGGCCATTTGGGCAAAGCATCTTAGAAAATATTTTCAAAGTCTACAAACAAAAAGAACTGCTGGAAGATTCAGTCTTGATCTATCGTGTGCAACGTGCTCCTGAGCGCAGAATCTTTAAAATTGACGTGGGCAACATGCCCAGCCACTTGGCCATGCAGTTTGTAGAACGTGTCAAAAACGAAATGCATCAACGCCGCATTCCTACCACAACCGGTGGCGGCGGCAACATGATGGATGCCAGCTACAATGCTCTAGCCATCAATGAAGATTACTTTTTTCCAGTGAGCGCCGACAGCAGAGGATCTGAGGTAACTACCTTGCCCGGCGGTGCAAATCTTGGCGAAATTGACGATTTAAAATACTTCAACAACAAAATGGCTCGCGGCCTGCGGGTTCCGTCAAGTTACCTGCCTACAGGTCCAGACGACTCAGATCGCGCCACCAGCGACGGTCGAGTAGGCACAGCACTCATACAAGAATATCGTTTTAACCAGTATTGCATGCGTCTGCAACGCCTAATTATGCAGAAACTAGACGACGAATTCAAAATGTTCCTGCGCTGGAGAGGTTTCAACATCGATGCCGGCTTGTTCACAATCAGCCTGTGCGAACCACAGAACTTTGCATCATATCGTCAAAGCGAACTGGATCAAGCTCGCATTGCGTCATTTGCACAGATTGAACCCTTGCCTTACATGAGTAAACGCTTCATGATGAAACGCTATCTGGGTCTGACCGACGAAGAAATCCTAGAGAACGAATTATCTTGGAAAGAAGAACGCGACGAGCCCGAGTTAGAAACCACACAAGGGCAGGACCTGCGCTCAATTGGCATCACCCCAGCTGGCCTGGAAAGCGATATTCAAACCGGGCAAGAACTCGCCGGAGCTGACTTGGGCATGGGCGCACCCGAAGGCGGGGTCCCAACCCCACCTGGCGCAATTCCAGCAACACCTGCAGCAGCTCCCGGTGGTAACACACCTGCTGTATAAATACTAGCATGATCCTAAACGAAATCTATCAACGCGAACCCGAGGGCTATCAAGATGTTAGCCAAGACAACAGTCAGCCCAAATTAGGCGATCTACGCAAAACTCGCTTGACCCTAAAACAGCTGAACAAATTGCGGCAAATGAATGATGTTAGAACCTACGAATACAAAGAAAAATTAAAACACGTTAAAAAACAATATGCACCTGCTGCTGTTGCTCCGGCTGGCCTTTAGTCAGCGTCACATGACACGACTGTTACAAAAACAGTCAAATATACCCACTTTTCTGCATTAAAACTACCAATATTATACGTTCGCAGTAAATACCTAACGAGCCATAACCATTGGAGGAACATATGACTAATAAATTTGAACAGTTGATCGAATACGTGATCAATGATGAAGCAGAAAAAGCCCAAGAGCTTTTCCACGATATCGTAGTTGAAAAAAGCCGCGAAATCTACGAAAACTTGATGAACGAAGAAGAAATGGACGAGTGCGATGGTTGCCACAAGCCAATGAATTCTTGCGTTTGCGAAGACGAAGAAGAGCTTGACGAAAGCAAGGAAGAAGATTCTGAGGAAGAAGAGCTTGACGAAAACATGATGGGCGGCGATGCCAGTGATGAGTTGATCGACGATGTTGAAGCCGAAGAACAAGGTATGCACGAAGACGAAGAGTCTGAGTTTGATGACGAAGCCGAAGAAGACGGCGAAGACCTCACACACGACATGGAAAAAGACCATGACGATGGCAACGAAGTAGAACACGATATTGAAGATCGCGTTGTAGATCTCGAAGACAAACTCGACGAACTCATGGCTGAATTTGAAAGCATTATGGGCGGTGACGAGCATCATGGTGATGCAGTGGCTGATATTGACGGCGGCGACGCACTAGAAATGGACGATACAGACACAGCTGAGTTTGACGACGAAGCTATGATGGAAAACGTTAAGTTGGATGCAGCACCAAAGCCAACAACAACAGAACCAGCCGGTACAAATACCAAGTCTACTGTAGCTTTTAACAGTGGCGCCAAAGGTATGCAAGGTGCCCCAGTTAAAATGACTGGCGACACAGCACAAGGTCGTTCTGCTCCAAAGTCTGGCGACTTGCCAGAAGCTGGACAGTTTAAAAACGTCCCGGGCAAAGGCGGTTCTAATGCTAAATTAGCGCCAGCACCTAAGCCAGTAACAGCCCAAGCAGCTGGTGTTAACACAAAAACACCATTTCCAAAAGGCTAATCCCAGGATATGGCTCGATATCTAAAAGAACATCTAAGCTTCACTCAGGCAGGACTAGAAATCTTGTCTGAGGAAGCCCACGATGGCTCCGGTAAAACACTGAAGTTAAAAGGTGTTTGTATCGAGGGCGGCGTTCGTAACGCCAACGAGCGTGTATATCCTGTAAATGAAATTGCCAAGGCAGTTGATACCATCAACGAACAGATCAAAACTGGTCATTCAGTTTTGGGTGAAGTTGATCATCCAGATGATTTAAAAATCAATTTAGATCGTGTGAGTCACATGATTGAAAAAATGTGGATGGATGGTCCAGCTGGATACGGCACATTAAAGATACTACCCACACCCATGGGCGAGCTGGTTAAAACCATGCTGACATCGGGTGTTAAACTAGGGGTTTCCAGTCGTGGATCAGGAAATGTCGACGACAGAACCGGACATGTCAGTGACTTTGAAATCGTCACTGTAGATGTGGTTGCTCAGCCCAGTGCTCCAAATGCATATCCCACAGCAATTTATGAAGGCCTTTTGAATCACAAAGGCGGACAAAGATTGTTGGATATGTTCAAAGACCCAGCCAAGAGCAGCAAAGCACAGAGATACGTTAAAGACGAAGTAATGCGTCTGATTCGTGGTCTCAAGATTGAAGGGAAATAATATGCTAGATGCTATTAAACCGTTACTAGATAGCGATCTGATCAACGAAGAAGCTCAACAGCAGATCTCAGAAGCATGGGAAGCCAAGTTGAACGAAGCTCGTGAACAGGTACGTGCAGAACTCCGCGAAGAGTTTGCACAACGCTATGAGCATGATAAAACAGTGATGGTGGAAGCCCTGGATCGTATGGTAACAGAAGGTCTACAAGCAGAGATCGAGCAAGTGAAAGCTGAAAAGCAATCATTAGCCGAAGATCGTGTCAAGTTCCAAAGCAAGATGAAAGAGTCTGCCACAAAGTTCAACAACTTTATGGTTACTAAACTTGCTGAAGAAATTGGCGAACTGCGCCGAGACCGCAAGATGCACACCGAAGGTGTCCAGAAATTGGAAAACTTTGTGGTTCATGCACTTGCACGCGAAATTCAAGAATTTGCACAAGACAAACAAGACGTTGTTGAAACTAAAGTTCGTTTGGTGCGTGAAGCTCGCCGTCAGTTGGAAACACTCAAGGCCCGGTTCGTTACCGAATCTGCCCGCAAGTTATCCGGCTCTGTTAGCCAACATCTAAAGGGTGAACTCAGTCAGTTGAAAGAAGACATCAAAGTTGCTCGCGAGAACAATTTTGGACGTCGTATTTTTGAAGCGTATGCAAGTGAATTTGGTGCAACTCATTTAAATGAGAAGCAAGAAGTTCGTAAACTGCACGATGTAATCGCTGCCAAAGATACCAAACTATCTGAAGCCATCAAATTCGCCCAGAAGGCAAAAGTTCTGGTTGAATCCAAAGAACGCGAAATGCGTATCCTCAAAGAATCTAATCAGCGTGAAGCTGCCTTAGAGGAATTGCTAGCTCCTTTAAACAAGGAAAAAGCAGAGGTAATGCGTAATTTGCTCGAAAGTGTGCAAACAGCTCGTCTGTCCAACGCATTCGAAAAGTATCTACCAGCAGTTTTAGCTGATCGCTCCGTAAAAGCCACCAAGGTAATTACAGAGTCATTGTCTGAAGCCACTGGCGATAAATCTGCCCGCAGTCCAGATGCAGATCAAGTTGAACAAGAATCCAACGTGATCGATCTAAAGCGTTTGGCAGGGCTGTAATCCAAGACATAATAAAGGAGACTTAAATGTCACAAGAATTGTTAGAAGGTCGTTGGAGCGAAACTAAAGATGCACTCTTAGAAGGCCTGTCCGGATCTAAGCGCACATCCATGTCCGTTATCCTCGAAAACACCAAAAAGTATTTGCGTGAGAACGCAACTTCAGGTTCTACTGTATCTGGTAACGTAGCTACACTTAATCGTGTAATTCTGCCAGTTATTCGACGTGTTATGCCAACTGTTATTGCTAACGAGTTGGTAGGCGTACAGCCAATGACAGGTCCAGTAGGCCAAATTCACACATTACGTGTTCGTTATGCACAGTCATTGACA